GCCCGACCCACGCTCACGCGCACGAAATAGGTCGGTGAATAGCATTTTGAGGCTTTAAGGCTAATTACTTGGCTATCATCGGCGTAAACGACCCCTGTAAGCCCGTCTAGCACCGCCCTGACCAGTTTATCTAGATCGGGGGGTACGGTCGGCTCTAGGCGCTTTACGGTCTTTCCAGGCACTAGCCCAAATTCCAGGCTGATCGCCACGGCTTCAGTTATCGGGGTTGCAAAATGCTGGCGGGCTTCTAGCGCCAACCTTGCCCTGAAGTGGGCTAACTCTGCCGCTTTGTTATGTATCATGCGGCCGTTGCCAATATGCCGCATTGACCCTTGCGGTACGGGCTTTACGCCTTCCAGCGTAAATTCTTTCAAATATCAACGCTTACTATTGCATCGGCAATAAAACTGCGGTGAACTTTTTCGCCTTGTGGGTCGTGTAATTGCATATCTAAAGCCAAACCATTTGGCTCTACATAATCAACTTTATGTAAGACATTGTTTATTACTAAATTATCACCAGGCTGTACTTGTGTAACTTCAATAATTTTCATATATCTCCTTTGCCTTACTATTTTATATTACTTACTGTTTTAAGCCGTAAGACACGCCCATATAACACTTATGTATGGTTTAGGTAATTTCGTGGCTCTGTGGGGTTGCTAGACCCTTTAAAACTATATCCCTGAAGTTTGCTGGCATTGGCGTTGCATTGCTTGGTAAATATTCTTCTGCAACAAACTTAGGCGGTGTAGGCGTTGCTGGTAAATCTTTAGGTGTAAGGGATTTTGCGGCGTAGATCAAAGTATTACGACTTACAGTTTGACCATCTAGCGCTACACGCATTACAAGCGGTTTAAGTTTTTCGTAACCAATTTCTTTTAACGCTTGTTGTAACTGTCCAGCCATTTGCCCGCGCGCTGGTACAAGTTCACCGCTGAAATGGTCAAAGTAAATTTCCATTAACGCTTTAACCGCCAACCCGTCAGGGTTGGTTTTACCCAATTCTTCTCTGTTCTTCTTCTTCGGTTCTTCTATTACAACAGGATTATCCGAACTCGGCTTAACCGAATTCGGGTTAGCCGAAGTCGGAAAACCCGTTTTCGGTATATTTATTTGCGGGCTATCGTAAACAACACTTTCAGTTGTCCATTGTCCTAACTCATTTTGCTTACGGCTGGTCACTATGTAACCCAAATCGCGCAGTTCTTTTAGTCCAGCCATAATTGCATCGCGGCCGTCTGGCCCTTCTTTAGATAACATTTCTGCACTTACGCGCCAATTATCGGGGCGGCTAAGAAGTTCTAGCAATATCCCGCGCGCTTTGTAAGATAAACGGTTATCACGAACTATTTCATTTGCATAAACGCCAAAATGTGCTTCTGGTCTGGGTGATCTAATAATGCTCATGTTGCCCCTTAATAAATAAAATCGCGCTTTATAGCCTGTACAAATTTAACCACCGTATTGTAATTAACGCCTAACGCAAATAATTCGTCTTTTAATAGTTCGGTTACGCGTGTAGTTTTCTTTGCGTATATGTGTTCGCGTTCATCTTGGCTTAGTCCACCCCAAAAACCGTAAGGTTCATGTGCAACACCAATGGTTAAACAGTCGCGTTGTATTGGACAACTAGAACAAATGCGGCGTAAATGCGTAAGACTTAAACCTTTTTCTTCTAGACCTGTTTTATGATCGTAAAACAAATCTGTGTCTAAGCCTTGGCATGAAGCGCGATGCCACTCTACTTGCCTTCTTTTTATTTGCCCTGGCAACCGCCTTCTCCTTTCGCATCATAAAATTCGCAAAAATCTTTGCAAAACTGGCGTGGGCGTTCTGGCGCAGGCGGATTTGTTTGTGTTTGCAAATTGCGCACCCAGTCTATTCCCTGCAATGCAACCTTACGGTCATAAGGTTCTGTGTAAACCTTTACATCTTTTAACCAACCATCGCGCGGTATTGCACACAAAGCAACTGTTTTAACTGGGTATCCGTTTTCCTCTAACAAATATCCGTACAGTTGAACCTGCATACGCTGTTGCTCGCTAGGAAATCTGCTCATGTTTTTCTTTGTAGTTGTTTTCCAGTCAATAACTATTTGGCTAGATTTAATGTACAAATCGCAATGCCCTTTAAGATTAGGCGTTTTAAATTCCTGTTCAATTAAAAAATCATTGCCAAATGTGTCGGCTTGCGCCATCGCTTCTGCCAATACTGCGTGTACGGCTGTACCAATAATTGCGCCTAAAGACTCAGTATTTGTGTTTGTCTTAGGTTGTTGGTGAATTATGTTCCAGGCTTGGCGGCTACAACCGTAAACGCTACTAGCGCCAATTTCCTTTTGCATAGACCGTTCGCGCGCTTTGTCGTTATCTACAAGTGCGCTTTTAAGTAAGTTATGTATATTCATTAAATAATTTCCATGCTAGCGCGCACACTAACACTAATTGAACGGGCAATATCTACTTGGGTTCTAATACGGTTTGCGTTAGCGCGGGCGGCTTTAACTTGTGCTTCTGCCAACGCTAAGTTCATGTGCGCTTCAGCGTTTTCAGTAAGTGCTTGATCTTCGCGCTGAACGCTAGTTAATTTAAAATCAGGGTGTGCAACCGCCATGCGCGAACGCGCCATAGCAATTTCCAACGCCGCTTTAGATGTGTGATACACCTGTTCCGAAGCAACTAAATCTTTGTGCGCTTCGTCAATGTCTTTAGATAAATCAAGCAAACGCTTCTCTACTTGCATTGGGGTTAAAGACATTATTCGCCTTCCATATCTGGCACAGGTGCTAAATGTTGTTTTTTCATTTTGTTTATAGTGGGGTAAACCGCTGAGGCATCGGTTGCAATTTCTTGTTCGTCTGTTATTAAACGCAAACCAGCCATAGCCAATTTACGCAAAACAACTTCTATGTCCATATTAAGTTCACCAGCAAGCACGGTTGCAAAGAACATTTGTTGTTGTATCGCTATTAAACGACCCTCTGGGTGCTTCATTGAAACACCGCCACGCCATTAAGAATAATCATTATGCAACCGTAAAAGAACGGTATCCATAAAGCCATGCGTACAACCGAACGCACTTGATAATGCAACCGTGATTTATTGGAATTAGTTATCCATAAATATTCCAACCAGCCTTCGCTAGTCCATATTTGTAAAAATGTTGGGTTCATGTTATGCCTCTAATTCTTTTTTGCGTGTGCCAATAAGTGCGTTTAGGCTTTTGCCTTCAATAGCAATATGCAAAATGCCCGCTTGTTGTGCGCCTGCATAGAAGTTTTTAAGTTCTTCCATGTCTGCAATATCTGCAATTTGTCCAATGGCTTCTATTGCAAGCGCTTCTTGTTCTGGCGTATGTGTCGGTGCGGCTGGTTTGTCCGCTGACTTTTCTGATCGGTTGCGTACTTCTTCGCTAGAAGCAATACCTTTTTTAGTATCTACGGCTAACGCCGCAACCATTGCACGACCCCAAGCCGCTGTTTCTGCGTTCTGTACTTCGCTATCGCGTGTAAATGATGTTGGGCCTGGAATTGGTTCCCAGGCTGTACCGATGCCAGGGCGTATGTCGTCTGGTGTGCGATAAGCCGCGGCTGTGTAAACAACCCAGTCTTTGCCATTAACTACAACAAATTCTAAATCGTGTTGTTGTAATGAACCCGTTGGATACTTTTCTCTGAACTCAACTATGCGCGTTGCTACATCTATGTAGTCAAGCGGCCCTTTGTAATTTGCCATTGCCTTCTCCTTTTGTTGGTTGTTAGTTTATCTCTACATTTATAACTGGTGCTACATATTTAGCCCACGCTTCATCTTGCGCTTTGCAATGGGCTTCTTTTGCTGGTTTCATCATGTGTTCATATTGTGCCATTTGTATTTCGTATTGTTCTGCATATTCTGCTTCCGCTTTTGCAATAGCCGCATCACGCTTGGCTTCCAATTTGGCAATGTAAGCATCGCGTATTGGGCAAAACCGATCTAATTCGGCTTCATACTTTGCGTTAGCAGTTTCCATAACTATTTCGTATTGTGCGTATGCTTTATTAAAAGCGCGTGTGTCTGCCGCTTTTTGTGCTTTAGTCAGTTCCATGATTACGCCCCCATTTTCTTGTTTAAATTTTTGTGGCAAGTTTTGCAAAGTTGTCCGTTTTCAAAAGTGTTTGCGTGTGTTGGTAACTTTACGCCGTCAAACATTAAGTCAGTAAAAGCAACGCGACCGCAAAGTGTTTTGTTGCTGATGTAAAGGTGTGTTGAAAATTCTACGCGAACCGCAACATCTTCTACTGCAACGCCATACACAGTTGCAATTTCTTGAATTGTTGTAGCCATGATTACTTACCTGCCTTTAGTGAACCGTAGTATTTTTGTTGTGTTGCAACAGGTGAGTCAATGTGCATATCAGCCCAAGTTACGATTTCTGCCTGTGCGTTGCGAATTGAGCAGTTGCGATTAAAGAAATACATAACGCCGTCTGCATCTACAAATAGTGGCTTGCGACCAAAGTTCAACCAACCTAACTTCTTGGCGCGTTCTGCATCTTTAAAGAAAATAATTACGCCGTCTGTGCTGTGCAATTTAACGCCGCGACCAATGCGAGCCGCAAATAAATTACCTTTTGAGTAGTAACGACCAGTACCAAATTCATCTACAAGTGGTTGATCGCCGTATGCGTAAAAAGTTACATCGCGTGTAATTTTTTGCATTGTAATTGAGTCGTACAGTTCTATTGCTACTGTTATTTCTTTTTGCATTTTCTTGCCTCTCGTTATTCGGACTCTGGGTGAGTCCTTGCCTTACATGACTAAAGATATGCCTTACAGCCTGGCGGGGTCAAGCCTATTTGCAAGATTTCTATAACATTTTTATAACGCTTAAATGACTAAAACCCCCGCTTATTAGGCGGGGGTCTAGACTTGGGGTTTAGGGTTTAGTCTAGCCAAACCTGATACTGGGCAGTAACTCGCCCCTTTACGGGGTCAATGAAGTGCAAGCGTTGGCTAGGAACCCCTGAAGCGGCCATAGAGTCGCGCGCATAGCGGTTGTCTGACTCGGTGCTACCAGTCCAGTAGATCGTGCCTAAACCATCGCTAAGCGGTTCCTGAGCGAAGCGGTGGTAATGGCCTAAGTAAATATCCTGAAAATCCCATTTGAACGCGCCAGCCTTCCAGCGGTTTCCTGCGCTTTGCCAGGCGCTAGGGCTTGCAAACCCAGAACGCCCAACTTCGTCACCGTGCATTAACAGCGCGCGGTAATTACCAACCTGCACTTTTTGAATATCTTCTGGGCAGTCTTCCCAAGTTAAACGCTTTTCTTGTTTGAGCATATTTCTAGCAAACTCGTAGCACATACGGTCAATGTTGTCGCCTTTAGGCACATGATCGCGTTTGCTACCAATACGCCCGTGGTTTCCCCACTCGGCTACAACATTTACAGTTTCGTAATTAGCCAAAAAATAACGAACGAAATCAGTAATGAGAAAACTAACGGTAGTAAATTGAGTAAAAAGTGAAGCATCTATCTCCCATAGTTGCGCTGAATAGTTAAACAAACCTTCAACCATGTCGCCACCAAACATAATTGTGCAGTCTTTAACTGGGTGATCTGATCTTTGTATTTCTGTAATCTTTACTGACTTCTCTGCAAATTCCATAACGCGCTTGCGCATAATTTCAGAGTTATAAGATGTTGTGACTTTAGAACCTTGCCAGTCGGTTGCGTGTACTAATGCAACTTCAGCCTTTGTCTTGCGTTTATCTATTTTGGGCGGCGTTACTGGCAAAATTGGTTTCATGCTCATTACCGCATCAAATGCACCGCGGTAAGTTGCATCGGATAAATCTGCATTGCGCTGTTTTGCTTCCGCTAATTGGCGTTGCGTGCGCGCTAATACTTGGCGTAATTGTTCGGAACTTGCTTCTTCTCCTATTGCATCACTTAGCGCCACAGGTTTTGCACCCACCGTTTCTATGACGGGTAATTGTGCCTTCTGTAATGTCTATGCCTTCTTTGCGTAAGGCTCGGCCCAGAACGCTTGCCTTAATACCACGGTCATAAAGCGCCGCATCTAGAGTAGCAATATCTTCCTTAGCCATAGTTTCCTTACACTTAACTACCGAACAAATAGCGTGTGAAGGTGCTTCCTTTATTTCAGCCTTTAACGAGTCCGCTAAACCCATAGTTAGTCCTTTCGCTAGGGTAATCAGGATACAACAAAAAACCCCCTACCATTTAGGCAGGGGGCAATTTGTAGCGTGTCTAATTACTTATTAAGTTTTTTAACAATTTTTTTAATTTCGGCATCAGCCACATCAGCAATTAAACCAAATGCAGGGTCATTTTTATCTATGCCGCGTATAGCAGGGCCTACAATAGCCGCAACAGTTCCAATTAAAATTGCTTTCCAGTCGCGTACGCCAGCCGCATAAATACCGCCCGCGGTAATTGCAAAGTGGCGTATAGCAGATTTTAATATTTCAAGATGTTCTTTTTTCATGTTTACTCCTTGGGGCGGGCAACCGCCATAATTGTTTTGTAGTCGCGCTTTTTTAAATAATATCCATCGCCATTTGACTGACTGCCTGCTTTGCCTGAACTTGTATTGCCTTCATATACATATAAAACTTTAAGAACCGTATTGTGTCATTTAACAATTCCCACATGATCTGCCGCTGCATCTTCATCAAATTGGAAAAAAACTAAATCGCCAGCCTTAGCCTGACCAATAGGCACAATTTGGTTATTCTTTGTAAGATATTTTAGCCATAGATCGCAAGAAGCAAATCCTTTTTTGGTGTTAGCAACTTCTTTAATAGCGCCAGCATCAAAATACATTTTTGAAGCAGACATGGCGCACCAAGGTTGGTTGTTCATACCAAACCATTTGCCAAAAGTTGTATCGTTATTTGTGCCTTCTGTGTAACCCACCGAAGCCGCACAAAGTTCAAGCAGTTTCTTTGTGTCCATTATCTTCCTTTATTTCTTGTTTTGGTTTAGATTTTAAACCATTTGCGCTAAGTATGCCAGCAAGCGTTCCCGTAAGGAATACGCATAAAGTAGAAACAAGGTCAATAAATGCGGCATCGTTAGGCGCTTGTGTTAATGGTTGAGTAATAAAAAGTAACGCATACAAAAGACTAAATACGCTTCCAGCAAACACAACCGCAAGAATAATTCCAATAGTTACAATTAAGCGAGCGTGTAATTCTTCAGGCGTAAAGCGTTTTCTAGCCATTAGTTGTATCCGTTTCGGGTAATAAATCTTTAGTGCATTGCCCAATGGCTTCACATTGCGGCGGGTTGCACTCAGGATTTTTCCAGTTTTTATATTCTTGGCAAGGATATCTAACCCACCCTTGATAACCACAACCGCTAAGAGTTGTTACGCACAATAAGAATACGATAAATTTCTTCAACTTGTCTTTCCAGCCTATCTACAGAGTCGCGTAAACTGCTTCCAGAATTAGGTTTAAGTTCGTTTAAATAGTGTTTTACAAGCCATCTAATTGCGCCAACAAATGCCGAAGCAATGGCCACAATAGATACTATAAGACTTGCCCAATTTTGCGCAGTCATGGTTGCACCTTTCGGTTATTAGTTAGTGGTTTTTAGTATTTCTATTTCTTTGTAAAGGTCTTGCACTAGCGCTAAAAGGTTTACCAAAAGCGCGCGGTCGTTTATGTTTTCTACATTGCCGTCTGCATAGTCTGCGGCAAGCGGGTAAATAGCATCAACTTCTTCGGCAATAAGTCCTGGAACTAATACGCCAGTTCTATCATCGTTTTTTAAATAATCTGTTTTGTATGAAAAAGCGCGTACTGGAATATCAAGTAACTTTTTAGGGTTAAGTTCTGGCACATCACGCAGGTCGGTTATGTTTTCTTTGTAACGCTCAGATGAAGCCGTTGATCTTGCGATGCGACCACCAGTTGCAAATACATATCCGTTTGCCGCGTTAGCGGTAGTGCTATGTCCAGCGGCAAAAAGTTCGCCGTTGGTAGTAAACGAACCGCTTGCGGTTGCGTTGTTTGCAAGTGTAATTGCTATAGTGCTACCCAATGTTGTACCCGACACGCTACAACTAACATAGGTATTGGCATCGTAAGCCATACGAGCCGAACCAGTACCCACATAAGACTGCGGATATGTATTGCCGCTAGAGTCTGGTGTAGCGCCAGAGTGCATAAGAACGCCATAAACTGTGCCGCCAATATTTAACGGCAACATATTTCCAACAATGCTTCCAGCGCCACCAGTTGCCGCTTTAAATTGAAGTGCGTTGCTTGAACCGTTAAGAATAACCGCAGATGTTCCTGTGCTGGTTTGTATCGTTCCGCCCGTAACAGTTGAACCGTTAATAGCGCCGCCAGAAATGTAACCTGTACCCACGCCAATAAGCCCAGTTGTATCTATACTCCAACCGTTTGTTGGCGAACCAAAATAACCAGCCGTGGCGTTTACAGTTCCTTTTAGTGTTGCACCTTGCGCTGTTAAAAATCCGCTAGAGTCAATAACGGCGTTTCCGTTTATGTTAAGCGAACCGCCGCTAATTGTGCTACTTGTAAAAATTGCACCCGATGTACTAAACGCACCCGTGCTTGATAATAAAGAAAAAGTTGCTGTGCCGCCGCTGTTATAACCTGCTATGCCAGCGGAATTCATTACAACGCGCGCACCTGTAGTTGCAGAACCGCCAGAATAAACAGTAATACCGTTGGCGTTAATGCCAGTTAGGTTATTACTAGAGTTTGTAATTGTGTTTGCATCTTTAATTAACGCTTGTGAGCCAAGCACATAAGCCGCTTGCGCCTGTGTAAGCGCTTGCGTTGCTTGTGTTTGCGCAATTAACGCTTGCGCAGATGCGTTAGCCGCCTGCGCTGAAGCATTAGAAGCAGTACCTTGCGCGGCTTCGGCTGTGTACATAGCCTGATTAGGGCCTGTTTCTAATTTAGATACGCGGTCAGTAATGCTATAAAAAATGTCTTGTAAGTTAGGTGGTAAATTTACAAATGCCATTTTATGTAACCGTACCTGCCGCTAGTAATCTTGTAAGGGTAAGTGTAATTCTTGAAGGGCCATTTTCGCCTGGGTCTACGCTAATTGCAACAATGCGTAAAATTTCACCAGACAAACCTGATGGGAAATAATCGTCTTTAATATCAAGGCGTACTTGATCGCCAATTTCATACGATGGGTAAATAGGGTCAATGTAAGGCGGTATAACAACTTCAATAGTTGTAGGCGGATAACTAATAGCGTTTAATTGACCAAGTGTAAGGTCTTTAAGCAACTGCAAATCACCAATATCTATGTAATTGGCTGAGTCCTCTAACAACGGCCAGTCGCCAGTTGTAATCTTGTCTGGGTCTATTGCTGTTGCCAATATCTTTGTATTGTTTGCGCCGTATCCTAAACCATAAAGTTTGTTAGCCGCACCGCTTGCATCTTCTGGAAATTTATATTCTACAAGGTTGCCTGGAAATTGAAATACAATGGCATTTGGGTCACTAGCGCTATAAGTAACTCCGTAAGGGTCGCCAAGGGCAAAGATATTTTTTAAATCATTGCCTGATAAATAAGGGCGAATAGTAAAATCAAAAAAGTTATTTGCTAAATCTTTTACGGCTTGATATACAGATTTTAATTCATATCCAAAATAATATTTTTTAGTGGCATAGGCAGTAGTTATGCTGTTATATGTAAGCCCAGTCTTGCCGTGTGGTAGCGCTTCAGCATATTTCATAAGTTCATAAGCAATATATGCAGGGTCATAAAAAGTTGCAGAATAGTTTTTGTCTGTACTAATACGGCGGCGACCGTAAAGGCTCATCATTTCTTGCGCCGAAATGCTTAATGTTTGTGAGGCTGAGTCGTATTCGCGCGCCCAGATAACGCCAGACCATACAGGCGCGCTTACCGCTGTATAAGGGTTTGTGTATAACACCCACAAAATAGTCTTGCCAGGAATTGTGCCGTTGTAAGCGTTTAGATCATCTGAGTTAATACCAGACAAAAGCACATGACCTTGAAAAGTGCCGTTAGAATTAAGTTGTTGCGTAAAATTAACGCCCGTAAAAGGCAATTCAGCAATAATAGGGTTAGCGGTAGACCCTGGTTGATACAGGTTTGTAGTTACATACCGAAACTCTGCCGAAGCCATTACACATACGCATTTCTATAAGTCGTAGCCATAGAACCAACCGTGCTAGTCCATGTAGCGCTTGTAGTGTTTGGCGGAATAGATAACCAGCCCGTGCTTGCCGCTGTAAGTACATTTCGGGTAGGCACACCGTTTACATAAACCACGCGTTGCAATAGGTCAATTACTAAAGCGCCACCGCTTACATTTGCAAAAGTCATAAAAATTGTGCCGTCATTTATGCTACCGCTAGCCGAAGGTGAGGCAACTGTAATCACAGGGCAAGATGTAGCCCAACCGCTATTTGCTACTGTAAAAGAAGTACCTGATCTGGCAGTACCAGTAACATCGTAATAGCGCGGGTCTGGAAAAGTCATTTGAATACGAGTTTTAATAAAACCATAAGTAAATTCAGGGTCAATAGGTGTAACTAATCCGCGTGAACGACCGTACATTTGCTTATCACCTGTGTTGCCGTTTAAGCGATACTGAAACAGTTTTAATTGTTCTGCCGCTGGTGTTAAGCCTGTAGGGTCTGGATAGTAACCAATAGGCTGAGGTGCAAAAGCATTTTGCAAAGTTTTGTAATTTGCTTGTGCAGTTGTTGAGTTATCACCTAATACCAATACATCTATGTAAACGGTGCGTTCATCATAGAAATCGCGCCCAGAATATGAACCGTCAATATAACCGCGGTTATCATCTTGAATACGAAGCGGTGAAGTGCCGCCCAAACCTTCTATGCTAAGGATAGGGAACATGGTTCCCGCACCGATAGTAAGTCCGTTATAAACTACGGAATAGTCTGTTAGAGGCATTACTTACCCCCTATAGGTGTACCGTTTTTAGCGGCTTTAGATAATTTCTTGGCAATGTCGTTAGTGTTAGAAGCATACACGGTTACATATTGCACCGTTCCGCCACCACCACCGCCACCCGCGCCACCTTTTAAGGTATCGCCACCAACAATATTTCCTTTAATTCCAGTTGGGTCGCCAGGTTTAACTATGCCCGCAATGCTTGGCGCTTTAATTTTTTTATTTGCTAAAGCATCTAATGAGTCGGAATATGCGCGAACAGAGTCGGCCGCTTTATCTAAACTTTTGCCAGCCTCTTTAGCCCAACCGAACCCTGGAATTTTACCAAGCACATTTAATGCGGTAGCGATCATGCCAACAAAATATCCAAAACCGTTTATAAGAATTTGAATACCTTTTATAACGCCTTTACGGAAAGCATCAAATTTATTCCAAGCCCAAACAAAAGCAGTTCCAAGCGCTATTACTCCCGCAACAATAAAACCAACTGGGTTGGCTTTAAACGCATCATTAAGCAATAGCATTGCCGCGCGCATAACCCCAATACCTTGTGCGCTTGCAAGCGTAAGCGCAAGTTGAAATTTTTGAACTGCGGCTAATGCAATGAGCGATAATCTCCACAATTTAATTGCCGCAATAACGCCCAAAACAATGCCGCCGTAAATCAAAAGCGCCCTACCGTTGGTTGTAATGTAACCAAGAAACGCCGCAAGCACAGGTAAAATTTTTGCAGAAAGTGCTTGAAAAACTTGATCTAATCTTTCTTTTACAATAGCCATTTGACCAGCAAATGTTTTTGTGTAAGCCGTAGCCTGTCCACCAATTTTCTTGTTTAATTCATCAAACGCTTTTGAAATGGCTTCGTTTTTGGGAATAGTTGTATCAAGCGTAATACCTAATTCTTTAAACGCCCTAGCAGAACCTTGTGTGCCACGCGCAAGGGTTGTAGCGGCGGCAGTCATGCTTATATTTTTATAGCGCGCTAAATCAGCAGACATAGCCATAAGTTTGTTGGCTTGTTCTACATCGCCCGTTGCAGTAATAAGCGTACCCATAGCGTTAAGCGACTCGGAACCTTGAAAACCTAATTGGTAATAAGCATCAGCATTGTTTAAAACCGCGCTTTGAACTTTTCCGCTTGTAACACCAATACCTGCAAGTGCTTGATTTAATCTTATTGTTTGAGTTTGTAAATCTATTGTTTCTTGTTTCATGCCATTTAGTTCACGCCCAATAGCAAACACCGCACCAGTTAATAAGTTGCCGCCAAACACACCAAGCATGGTTGTTTTAAGACTAGACAAAGTGCCAGTTAATTTAGTTGCGCGAGCGCTAATTTGATTAAGACCTTCGGTTGCTTTTGCAACACCAGTAGATACACCAGAAGCATCAACATTAACCCGCACATTAAGTGCTGGAACTGTAGTCATTATTTAACTCCTATGTGTTTAATTAGTATTCGTGTAATAAGTCCAGACATTGCAAACTTTTGTAACGCTGGTTCTAAGTATGGAAAATGCTCGCCGTTTTGCCAACTTGGGGGGTTGTAAGGTGCGCCCACTTCAACTGCGCGCCCATAAATCATGTCCGTACCTGCAATAGCCGAATACTTAGCAAACCCTACGCGTTGGCTTGTACCCCTAATGCTTCTACGCAAATTACCTGTGCGGTTCATAGGTGGTTCGCCAGTTATGGCTTTTTCCCCTTTAGGGCGTTCACCTTTAATTTCTCTTTTGCCGTAACTTTCAAGGGCAATAGAAATTTCGCGCGCGGCATTACTCACTCGCATATCAAATTGTTGTTTGTATGCTAACAATGCGGCTTCAACTTGTGGCAAATTATCACTCATTTTGCACCTCATTTGCTACTTGCGCTATAGCAATTAACCAAGAAGTCATATATGCAGGCTGTTCGTCAAACTCGTTAATAGTCCAACCAAACTCTTTTGCACAAACAAAATATTGGTATTGCTCATCTGGGTAATCTAAATCTTCCGACCGCGAACTTCCTTGCCAAATATCTTTTAGGCGCTGAAGTTTGCGGTATTCGCTTTTGGGTCTAACGCGCTCGCTTCAGTAAGCGATGGGAACAAGTAATCTTGTGCCGTTGCCGCTTCTGTAGCCAACGCATCATAATCGCTTGGTGTTAGTTCATCTAACGAAGCAATTCTTATGCTTGGCGGAATAAGGTCTAGCGACCACTCAACCACCATTACTGAAATCAAACCATTTTGTAATGCAACTGCTTGCATTAAACCTTCTTGTTCATTAGCCGTTGCCAAAACCTTATTACGGTCTTTCATAAGCAAGGTTTTAGGGTCGCGCAACTTTACGGTAGCGCCACTAGGTAATGTAATTTCTTTAGACATAGTTCCTTCCATCTGCCTTCGTTTATGTTTGGGTTGGACTAGGGTGGGGGAAGGCGGCCCACCCTAGCCAACATTATCTCAGGTTACTGGTAAGTACCTGAAGGCTTTGCGTTCTGTAGTTGCCACTTAATGTTGCCATAACCCGCAGTAGACCCAACATCTGTTGTGTTACCTTGCGCGTTAATATCAACTTCAATAGTTACATAATCGGAACCGCGGTCAATAACAGCGGCAACATAAGCACCCTTTGTTACAGTAAATTGGATTTGTACAGCGGTAGCACCAGAACCTTGCGCCCAGTTAAGAACAATGGCTGGTTGTGTGTTTGTAAGGTAACGGGTTAATTCATCGTTATTTTCCATAACAAACTTGATCTTGCCCTTAGTTTCTAGCGCACCAAGGAACACAGAATAAGGGTTTTGTGTATTTGCGATACCAAAAATAGGTGTAACTGGTCGCATCATATCTATGTTTCCGTCTACGGAATTAGATACCGTAGCACCACCGATGCTTACGGTACCTATCCAAGTTGGAACTGGAAGTACGGTTGAAAATGATGGTGTTGGTGTTGAGGCTGAAGTTGAAGCCCAACCTGTTCCCTTTGCATCGTAATCAAGTAATCCGTCTGAAGTAAATTTAAGGCTTAGGTCATGGATTTGGATACCAGCGTAAGCGCGAACATTTGCCGCATAAAAATCAGTTAGCGTAAATGATGTTGGTTGTGCATCTGCGCCAGTTGCCGTTGCGTTTTTAATGCTAATAGCGTGTGTGTAAGGTGCAGAAGCGCCAGTAGTTGTAACGCTACCAAGCAAGCCTGCTACAGCATAGCCAAAAGTATCGGCAAATACAGGGCCACCAAAATCAAAAGTTGAGTTGGTACGGCCTGGAATATAGTTGTAATTTTTAATTAGGGAACCGCGTAAACCTTCATCATAAAGTTCGCCAATAACATCAACGGGCTTTAGTTTTGAAGCGAGTACAGGAATAAAATCTGTTGGTGCTACAGGTGTACCTTTAGTAACTTCCTTAGCAATACCCAGATAACTTCTTACGGAATTTTGGACTGCCATTATTCATCTCCTACTGTCGGGGCTTTTATTGCCTTGGTTGTCTTTGTTGCGGAAACATTTGGTGCGCTAAAATCATCGGGCGCATCAAATTCTTGTCCGTTGTCTACGGTAATGCCTAGTGTTGGAAAGTCTCTTGTGCCTTCGCCAATGTAAGTAAATTTAGCCATGTTGTCTCCTTATACCGCTATCATCTGAGTTACTATAAAACGAACGGTTGCCCAAGTTTCTGTTGAGGTTCCTTTTTGAGATAATGGTTCACCATAAGCAACATCTATAATTGGTTCAGCGCCTTGCCACACCAACACGCCTGAAGTATCGCCTAAACGGTGATCTCCTTGGCGCAGTAATTCTTTTAAATCGTCAATTATTGTATCTAGATCAGCCATAGCATCTTCTGAATTGCGTTCCATGCTGTGATGAAATAATTGCAATGCAACAGAATAATCTACTCGCTTCCAACCAGAATTAACTCCGCCGTTTGCAATGCGGCTTTCAGTTTCATTTTCAATAAAAATTACGCACACGCAACGATTAAGTTGGCTAGGCAATGCGTTTACTTGAAAGTCAATACGCTTAGGGAAGGAAGTAAATACTTGGTTAATGCCCGCAATAGCAGGTGGCGCTAAATAGGTAGCCAAGGTTGATCGTACTTGCGCGCGACCTACAACTTTTTGAATTACACCCATTAACGGACTCTTCTGTAAGGCTGTAGCAACTGCATGGAAAGGGCGATTTCTTGTCCAACCTTGTCCGCGTTAGGCAGAGAAGTTCCAGGTGTTGTTGTTACCAACATAGACATAGAACTGTCGCCACGGGTCTTTAGAAAGGCTGTAGTAACCAATATGGCGGCTTCTTTAACCGCTGGTGGTAATGCGCTAATAGATGCGCCCGCTGTATGACTATAGATAAGCGGTGTAACAAGCGGCACGGTAGTTGAACCAAATGTGTAAGTGCTAGCCACGGTTACATTTTCTGAATACATACCATCATAAATTTTAAGCATTTGTCCAGGGGTAATACCTGTGCCGTTAGCAACGGTAAGCGTACTTGCCGCGGCTACAGCGGTAACAATTACAGTATTTGTGTACCCTGTAACATAAGTATATTTAACAAATAATTCGTTTGCAGAACCGCCGCCAAATGCGCCAAACGATAGCGGGCCTTGTGAAGTCCAGTTACCTAAAGTTGCATTAGGCACAATGATTTCTTCTTCTTCAAGCCAAGCAACAGAACAGTCGCCAAGCGTGGCAAGGTTGTTTGGATATCCATATTGAAAAGAAGTTAAAGCAATAATTGGGTTATAGCGCGGGTGTAATCTAATAGACCCATCGCCGCTGTAGCGGGTGCGCTGTTGTTCTTGTTCGGTTGTAGCGGCAAGCACTTGGTTGCAAAAGGTATCTATCCAAGAAGAAGCGCGTGCGATCACATTGGCTAATTC